TATTTATTACATCCTTATTTCCCTTTACAGTCTCAACTGTAATCCTCTCTGCCTCTAGATTCTCCTGCATCATTCTGAAGGGATTTTCATAGCGACTGAAGACAAGAAACCGATCATTCGGCTTTGACCGAATTAAATTCAGTAGTGCATCAATCTTCTTGGGCGGAGTTGGTGCCACTGCAGCAACTGGTTTTGGTGCAGCAACTTTCTCTGAAACACCCTGTAAAGCAGCCACTTGGATGGGCGATCTACACATTGGACATCCCTGAATACGGCTGAGGCTCATGAGAATACACCCACCACAGAAGATACGAGAACAGCACGGTGTTAGAACAGCTTCATTCGGTTCATCGAAACAGATTGCGCAAATCTCTTTTTTATAATTCTCAATACGTTGCTTAATACTATCAATCTGCTCCTTGAGGCCATTGATTTTACCCTGTAGATTCGCTAGCGCCTGTTCCTTCACCTGTGGCGAAGCGTACTCCTCCTCTGACTTGAAGATATAGAGACGTTCGAGGCGTTTGAGTTCCTTCTGTCGATTTTCTGTAACAGCCTGAATAAGATTCATTGGTGAATCAGATGGAACACCTAGTGCTGTGAGTGCAGACGTTATATCCCCTGCATTCAGAAGACTCTGAATATTCGCGGGAATCGCACTCGATAAAATTCTTTGTGCAACAGTCGGCTCACAGAGAATTGTCTGTGTAAACAGCGGAGGCAGTGAAATTGATTCTTGAATAAAAGAATCACGACATTTGAGTACAATCTGCGAGCGAAATGGATGATGATTTCGTAGATATTCACGTAAATAGAGCCCTGAGCGCGATGAATAACGCGCAAAAAATCCGCGACCTGTCACCAAGGCCTCGGCAAACTGTGCCTGAAACGATGGATCATACTGAGCAAACTCTGGGCGCAACATAATTCGCTGAACATGAGCATTTGATAACCAGACTCGATCATTCTCGAATACAAGATTTGTCCAAGTTGCTGAAATAAACCAGATGAAATTTCCTTGGGGAAAGGTGTGTGTACTTGGAACATAGATACTATCAGCTTCGTCTATGTAGATTCGAGAAAAATAGACCTTAGTATGTACCTCCTCTAAAAGTTTTCCAAGTAGAGTATTACTTACAAGTACAAGATCTGATTCCATCATTTTCTTAACCAGCATCTTAGAATCAAGTGACCGTTTTGTACGAATATAAAAAGCCTCGAGCGTAGTCTGCTTTGTAATGTAGTCTTCCCATTGTCTAAATAGTGTATGTGGTACAACAAGAAGTGCAGGTGAATTTGATAAATCCCTATAGACCGTCGTTTTAAGACTATAGAGGTTAGGCTTTGATTCATCATTTAGAGATTTATAAGAGACTGGGGCTACACTATTTCGTTTACTGGCAATATGACCGAGAACCATAAGAGACTTGCCTACACCCACTGAATCACCTAGAATCGCATATCGACTAAAGAGTGTTTCACCTGAGATATCAAGTCCTTTTTGTAAGGATGTTTCTAGAGTATTCATTTGATAAATAATTGCACGCTGATGAGCGCGAAGGGAGACACGTATACTTGATGGTTGATCAATCATATGTGACTCTGAAGTGCATCCATTTGTAAATGGTCTATTATATAGGTCTGTAAAAACATCCGCGTTATGAATCATTCAACTAAAGAGCGTGTTATATGTAACTTTAGGCATTCGCAAAAAAGGTGCGCATATCAGGATCCTTAATAAAATCTTTAAGTTTTAATGTGGTCTTTGTAATAAATGGATTCTTTCCAACATCATCACGCATCTTTTTCTTATCAAATGTGTTTTCACTGTGGCTCATTACAAGCATCACTTTGAAGGGATCCAGTTGAATCATAGGATTCTTATAATCATCAAGAAAGGAACGCTCCTCAGCATGTGTAACTGTATCATCGTAGCGATGTGCATTTGAATAAGACTTTCGCCAGGCCATTGTGCCGTTTGTAGCGTGATTTCGATTATAGGGACCTAGTTTATAAATCTCTTTTACATCTGAGTAATACATGTAGATTTCTGAACTACCAGCAAGTTGAATCTCCTTACTCTTTGAAAATTGTGTAACAACGTGACTTACACGTTCAGGTGGATAGTAATCATCATCATCCATGGCGACAATAATTGAACCCTTTGCCTCATCATTGAGTCGATTTCGCTTTTCGCCTATTGTAATTTTTTCATCAAGAGGAATATAGCGAATATTAGGAATTTTCTTCGCAGCCTCAGTAAAAAGATCATCTACTTTATCCTGCCCATCATCAAGAATAATCCATTCCATGTTTTCCTTCTTGTATGTTTGAGCACTATAGCATTGGATGAGATATGGAATAAAACGTCTTCTATTGTAAGTCGGTGTAATCACACTTACAATAATAGGGGTCATTTCTACAATATAAACACCATTCGGGTTTAACCTATCGGTTTTTGCGCGGCAATGATTGCCTCTGCCGCAGTAATATAGTCTTCTTTTGCCTTTTGAATCAAAGGAAGATCTTTGTACCAAATGAGTTGTTCAAAAAAAGAGTCTTTCTTCACTTCATCAGGATTGTAGGGGTAGATTGGAAATAGATAGGAGCCCATAAAGGGTGGGTGATTCGTATAGGAACGGTAGATATAATAGGGGAGTACTAGAAACCATAAGAGAACAGCATAGATAAAATAGAGAATGCGAATGGACATGGGACGAGCAAGTGAATCATTTGCAACTAAGGATCCAGTGTAGAGGCCTATTACCAGATAGAACACTGTAAAAAGTCCCGAAACGGTCTGATCCCAGATTTTCTGCTGTACACGTGCTCCACTAAACTCTGACTCCTCCAGTTTATCTTTTTCCCCTTTTGCCGCTTCAGCTTGTGCCATAAGTTTATTTAAATTACTGCCATTTGATTTCTGATCATTTGTAGCCTTTTGTTGAATCTCTTGTACTGCAGCAGGCTCATTAAGAATTGACGTCGCACTCTCGACAATAGTTCCAATCTGTGCCTGGAGCACGGAAAGAGGAGATGTTAAATTCTTTGTATACCAGACTTGATTTTGGTCGAGTACTTTTTGGAACTTGGTGGCTTTATCTGCTGATACTTGGTTCTGATTTTGAAGTTGTAGAAGTGTATAATTCCAGAGTTTTAATGAATTATAGAATACAATTCGAATCTTATCTGCGTTCATTTGTTCAGTCATAGCATCCATTGTGACCTGAGTTTGTGCATCAATGGAATCTGAAAGTGCATTCGGATTCTGCTGTAACCATCGTGTGCCTGTATCAACAACACCCTGCATAAGAGTGGCTCCATCAGGTGTGATTGTCCCTGAAGTAGCGTCATTTTGAATATCTGTCTGTAATTGTGTCAGTGTTCCTCTGTAGACGTCACGAGTCTTTGCAGCGTCTTTTTGGTCGGCCGCCTTTTGGCGCCGAACATCGGGGTTATACGTAAGATTATCAAACATCTGACTTGCTCCCTGCCCCATCCTATTTATAGAGCATACTTCAGTCCACCCATACCTGACGCGAACTCTACAAAGTTAATCGATTCAACATAGATAGTCAAATCATACACATAGGTTGTATTTGGAGGGAGTGTATACGGATTGACTTCCACCTGGAACACACGAATACGACTGGAATTCAGTGAACCTGATGGTTGATGATCTGGACTATGAAGACAGAAACTGTAAATAGGTAGAATTTCTCCAGGATCACCACTTGTGTATTTGTAAGGGACGACCTTTGTAAAATAATCAATCGGTTTCATCTCTTGAATTTCATTGCCATCACAGAGAACTCGTAGACTCTGTATAATCTGGAGTTGCGCAAATTGGATGAGAATACCTGATGTAAAGGCTTGTGTCAAGAGGGGTACAGTGTTGGGTGGAGGTATATACGGTGTTGACGGATAGTTCCACCAATTTGTCCAGTTAGGAAAGTCATTGCGATACTGCATAGTGTCTGAGCGACGATTTATAAAAAGCATACGCTCAATTGGATTGTGTGTGTCAAGATCAAGAATCTGTCGTGTATAGAGGGCTGGAAAAGGATACCAACTGACTTGATGTAAAAGGTAGGAGAGAGGAGTCGAAGCAAAGAGATTTCGCTCCTGTTCGGGCAGATATACATAGGTTGTCTCAAGTGTAGGTTGAAGACTCCATGTATTGAGTGCGGGAACATCGGCACCGATATCTGTTAAGAAGGCATTGAGTTGTCCACTGAGGTCTACAATAGTTGTGTAATCCGGAAGATTTGACCGCAAATTTATAAGGGGTGCCGTCGTCTGAACTCCAGGAGCCACACGGAATCCTGAAGCATCAAGCACTGTATAGAGTTGATTGATTGGATTCAATGTCAATTGAACTTCACACTCATGGTACTGGAGTCCAACAAGTGGGAGCGCAGAACCCGTTGCCTGTGTAAACCAGAAAGGGAGTGGAACACGGACTGTTTGTCCAAAGATGGAGGGTCGATTTAATTGAGCACCGAGAGGTCTCGCGCTGTCACTGATTACACTAGGGTAGCCTGTCTGATTTGTGCCGCCGGCATAAATACCATTTGCTGGGTCAACAAGTTCCGCCACATTCCCCACAAGGCGTTCCCATTTATAAAATTCATCTGTTTTGTAGTCTGCAAGAGCCTTGGCAAGTAGATAGGTTCCATCAAACTCCTGGATTTTCTGTCCACCAATGAAGACGGCTGCGTTTTGAATGAGGGCGCATCCAATGTATTTTGTCCATTGAAACTCATATTGAAAATTTCGGACTCGCGGGGAGATATATTTGCTATAGATATCAGGAAGTTGAAAAGAGAAATAGAGGTCACTCACTAAATCCGCCACGCGAGGAATCTTGAACCGAACTTTGATCGGTTGATCAAAAAAGAGTTGATCGGGACCATCCATTTGCGCAGAAACACTCTCCATTGAAAAGTGCGAATAGCGCCGAAAGACCTTATAAAAATAGGTCATATCCGGATTTCCGCTGAGAATTACATTTTGAGAGCCATAGGCTACAAGTGCTAATAGACCGCCTCCAGTCATTGCTTACCCTTCTATTTCGTGAGGCTTTAATATCGGGATTTTAAATCCCACTAGTAAAGTCTTTAAAACACTATGTATATTTAGCTTGTGTACCATGAATCAACT